CAGCGCTTGGGCTGCCTGGCGCGCTCGGGTCCGAAGTATATTGCGCCTCGATCTCGGCAAGCGAAGCGGCAGCGGCAACGGCGCTGGCATTGGCCGCCGTCGCGCTGTTTCCTGCCGCCGTGGCATATCCGGAGGCAACCGTTATGATCGCGTCGGCATAGGTCTTGGTGACAAAATCATTCCCTGTCGTCGGCGCTGCGGAAGACTGCATCTTCTGCGAACCGAGATTGACCGTTGCGGCCGGCGGGAGAATCTGGTCGAGAGTCGGATCGTTCAGCGCGTAGCAGTTCGTGCCGTTCGAATAGACCCATGTCTTCTGGCCGCCCCTGACCGTCGCGACCACGCCTCCGGTTGGCGCAATCGTGATCGGGTTGGCCGATAGATTGCGGATGAAATAGACCTTCTGGACACCGAGGATGGTGACGAGCGTGCCCGCCGCGTTGGCATTGGAAAATTCCAGAACGCGGCACCGCGCCGTATCGGCCTCGCCATTCTTGACGTAGGTCGCAGTAGTCAGGTCGAATGTCGTCGCATTGCCGAGGTCGACCGTGCCCACGCCGTCAAGCGTCTGGTCCAGAGGATCGAGCGTCCCGGCATTTTGCGATTCGCCCCAGATGTTGAGCTTTTCGCCAGTGGCGATCTTCTCAAGGCGATTGCGTGTCGTGTAAGTGCTCGGCATCAGTCGCCCCTCACGCCGTCGTGCTGTCGATGATCAAGCCCATCGCATCCTGGGTGGTAAGCAGGTTTTGCAACGCAGCACCGGTAAACCGGCTTCCGGTCACTTCTGGAGCGGATGCGCCTAGTCGTCCTTCGAGAACGGCCACCTTGGCCTCAAGCGCCTTCACGCGAGACCGCAGCGCGGTAATCATCTGGTTGAACTGGTCAACCGTCGATGCCATTGCGGCGGGCTGGTCCTTGCCCTGATCATGGACAGCAAATTGCGGAACACGGCTCATGGCGTAGGACCTTTCGGCCGCGACGTTGCACGAGCGAATTTTGACATGCCGTCGGATGTGCGAAGCCCGGATAGCGCCGAGGTGAACAACTGCCCCCACGTCGCCATTCGCGGGTCTTCACGCATGAAGGCCTCGGCATGGATCAGGGCGCCGAAGAGATAGACTTTCGGCGACCTGACCAGCAGCCAGTTCGTCGTGTTCGCATCGGAAAGCGCAGGGATTTTCGCATAATACCCGAGCGCCAGCGGACTGACGTCCGTCCTCGTGGTCTTGATCGTGTCGCCCACGATGCTCCACTCTGAACTGGGAAGATCACGCGCCGGAGTTCCGTACTGGAGCGTGCGGTATTGAAGGTAGTCGGGCGGCAGGTCGCCAACACCGCTGGTCACGGTGATCGTGTCGTCCATTTCCATGTCCCTGACACGCAGGGGCTCGATACCCTCACCGCCATAGTTCAGGACCTCCTCGACCATGGTAATCATGTCGGGAACGGCGGCCGTAAAATCGGTATCGCCGGTCCGCCATGCCCATGTCGCGACGGCGGCCTGGAGATTGGCGTAGGTGTCGAGAGCCATCCATCAGGCTCCCAGATACGTCCAGTTGAGGACGATCGATCCGGTTGCCGTCAGGGCAGAGGCCGCCGTCAGATCGGCCCATCCATCCGCGAGGTTGAGATAGACCGTATGGGCTGAGGCGGCGGCAATGATGAGGGGAACATTGGCGGTCGGAATATCCGAGACCAGCTTGACCGTGCCCGCCACGTCGGCTGTCGCCGCGCCCTCCAGGATGTTCTCAGAGGTCGCCCCCACCGCCCCGAGCGTGGCCTGAACGCCCGATCCGACGACCGTTCCAAGGCCGATTTCCGGCGTGTCGGTCTGGATCGCATCGGCGAGCGTCACGCCCACGGCCAGGCTGGAGGAGTTAACGGCGATCACACCGGCCGGGAAGGTGTAGACGAGAGCGCCAAGCGCCAGAGACGCGTTATCGCCGGAATTGCCGACATTGAAGCCGCTGAGCGTCAGAACCGTGGTATGATTGAAGCCGTCGCCATATTCGGCGGCGGAAATCCCAGTTCCGGCAGTCCCGACATTCGCTCCCGTCTTGACGGCGCTGGAAAACGTCTTGGACCCGCCGATGGTCTGGTCCCCGACGACCGATGCGCCCTTCAGGGACCCGGTCGCGCCACCGGAAGCCGCGATGCCTGAAATGACGACATCGTAGACATCGCCCGTCGACGTGTTGGTGACGGTGACGACATCGCCATAGTCCATGCCGTGAAGAGCGGCAGCGGTGAAATAGCCTGCCCCCGTCACCGCACCGACGTCATCGGCTGTGGAATAGGCGAAGAAACGCGGGGCATCGGTCGCCACGCGCGTCAGGGAATCCGCGTTGAAAGACATCAGAGGTGTCCTCGCTTCGTGCGTAGCTTTTGATTGTCGGAACTGTTGAGGAAGCGCTTGATCCAGGCGTCATCGCGGCCCTCTCGGGCCTTCGCGAAATCGCCGTTCCAGTACATGACGTTGGGAATGGAGGCGACGAGCGCCGTATCGCCCCATCTGGTCTCCGCAACGTTGTATAGTTCCCGATTGGCTTCGAGGATCGCCTCCACGGGCTGGACCTCGCACTTGTGCCAGACCCCGGCTTCCTCATCGTGCATGACCCAGCAGCGATAGTCCGGCCTGTCGGTGACAAGGATGCCCTGGCCGCCGAATGGATCGGTATAGAACTCTGGGTCGGTGACGTGCGACATCAGGCACCCATCTGGGCAAAGGTGTTGTGCGTCGGGGTGGCCTGCTTGCGTTCGAGGACGCGCTGCGCTTCCTTCTTTTCAAGGTACGCCGGCCCCGGCGAGATCGATTGCATGGGCTGCGCCTTGTCCTGTTCGACGAAAACGCCGTCCTCGTTCATGATCTTGAACGGGGTGTATTTCTTCGTGAGGTTGACCTCGACCGCGCCTTCGGGCGCCTTGATCTCAGGCGGGACGGCATCTCTCGGCAGGGTCGCCTCCAGAGCCTTGAGCAGTTCTGCCTTGGTATCGGGCGCACCCGCGCCAAGGGCTTCCTTTGCCCGCGCCTTCCACGCCATGAACGGCATGAGATTGGCGCTTTCGAGCAATTCGTGAGGAGTCATGTCCACGTCCTTGGTTTATGGAAAAGGCCGCCCACGCAGGACGGCCCTTCCATGGTTTCAGAAGTTAGTCGTCGCCCATGAAGACGCCGTACACGCTGAGCGTGCCGGTGGCGTACACAGTGCCGGACGCGTCGACGGTTGCCGCCGTGCCCGACCAGTTGAGAACGCAATCGGCTGCGGTCGAAGTGCCGTCGATGATGACGTTCGCCGGATCGTGCCCGGTGATCGCCGTGCCGCCGGACAGCTCACCCGTGACGAGCGTGCCGTCGACCTTCGCGCCGATGTTGTCATAGGTCGCCGAGGCCGTGAGGACACCGTCCGCCGCAGCAGCAATGGCGGCCGAGCCGAGACCGATGTCGAACACGGTGTCACCGCCGGACACGCCGGCCGATTCCGTGATCGCGGTGTAGTTCTGGCGAGAGCCGAGCACGAGGATCGAACCCGGATTGAAGCCGAAAAGCTTCAGTGACCCGGACGAGCCGGAGCCAGCCGCATCAGTCACGGGGATTTCCGCGGCGGTGAGGGTCCACTCGAAATAGAAGTGGGGGTACTGGACCTTGTTGCCGCTGAACTTGACGCCCGTGAGCGACGCGGCGGAGCCGATGGCGGCCACGATATCGTTAGCCATGATGGTGTTCCTTCGATTTTGAAGAGGGGGAAACGGGCGGCACGATCACCGCCCGCAAGGTTCATCAAGCCGCCGCGTTGAGGCCGTAGACATCAGCGATGAGCGCGTGCGCCTTCTCGTTGTCGACGATGAGCGTGCATTCCGCCTTGAGGACGCCGGGAATGGCGTCGCCATTCTTCGGGACGTCCTTGTCCTCGTGGATTTTGCGCAGCCAGCCGATGCGAGCCATCGATTCGTCGATCAGATAGACGTTGCGGGCATAGGCAGCGCCGTAATCCGGCATCTGGACATGCGGCACAAAGTCGATCAGGCCGAAGTCCGACACGTACGCGTCCACCGCGCCGATCAGCGTAGCGGACTGGCGCCCCGAGGTCTGGGTGCGCAGGGCCGCGACATTGGCGTCCGACATGAAGGTGGAGAAGACGCGCTTCACATAGGGCGAGCCCATGATGATGCGCGGCTTGCCGCCGGCAACGCTGGCGTTCTGCATGCCGTCGTCGACAAGCAGCTTGGTGAGCGCACGCTGAGCGCCGTTGGTGCGTGCGTCCACGACCGAAGTGCCGGAATTCCAGCCGCCCGACGAACCGCCGCCGCCCATGGAGTCGTTCGTCGCCAGCCAGGCGGGGAGCCCGCCAAACCGGCCCGCAACGGCGCCACTGGGTGCAACGGACGCCTGGTTCTTGATCAGGGCCAGATCGATGTCGCGCTTCATTTCCTTGCCGCGCTTCATCTTCATGCGATTGACGTCGGACTTGCGCCCGACCTTCTTCACGGCCTCCTGGGTTTCGGTGATCAGGTAGGTCTTGTCGAAGATTTGGGTGTAGTTCCCGACCTTTGCCGGCGTGTCGGACGCGTCGAACGTGTACTGGTAGCCCTGGACCTTGGCGTTGTCCTCGTTCGGAGCGCCAAGCTCTTCCATGGTCCATTCGTGCTTGACCGCCTCGATGTTCCGGCTGTTCCTGTTGAACAGGGAGTAAACCGGGACTTCGGTCGGGTCGATGAAGTTGATGATGTCGTGAATGTCTTCACGATTGGCACCAGCGGCCTGCGTGGTGTCGTAGGCGTTAGCGAGCTGAGACATGTCTCAATCCTTCAATTTTCGAGTAACGTCAAAAGGCGGGTCGCTTCGTCGATGCTGATACCGCCGCTCTTGCGCGCTCGTGCGAGGAGTTCCTGCGACTTGGATGATGCGCTGGCGCCCTCCACGCGTGGCCCAGGCTGCGCCACGGGAGCCGCCGCAGCGGGCCTCGTGGGGGCAACGGGCTTCGGTGGATTTGCCTTCAACTTGCGATAGGCCTCGGCGTCCTGACGGTCCGCCAATGCGTTTTTCACAAGAACGATGAGACGATGATCTGTGACGGCGTTGATTTCCTGTGGGGAAAATCCGAACCGCTGGCCGTAGGACTGGAATTCGCGCTCGAACTGCCCGGCCTTCACCGGATCACGCAGATCCGAAGCGGCCTCGTACAGCTTGTCACGCTCTCCCTCGACGAACCGCTGGTATTGCTCTTCCTGCTCCTTTGCCGCGCGCTGCTGCTGATAGCGTTGCGCGTTCTGAAGCTGTCCAAGTTCCCAGACCGATCGGTCGTAGGCGTCCTTGTCCGCCTGATAGGCGAGCATCTTCTCCTGGTTGCCCACGAAGTCGCCGTTTTCGTATTTCGGCATCTCCGGAGGCTTGGGCATCATCGCCTGCGCCTTTTGGACGACGGCAGGCAACACGTTGTTCAGGAACTGCGCATACTGCGCGCTTTGCGCCGCGACCTGCTGGACCCGCTGCCGTTCGGCCGCGACCTCCTGCCTGGTCTGACGCACTTGCCGAAGCTCGTCCCAGTCCTTGTTGAGATCGGCCTTCGTGAACTCGGTCCCGTCACGCAGACGGAATTTCGCGGTTCCTGGGACCTTTTCCCAATCGTATGGGTCCGGCTCGGCGGGTGTCTCTTCGACCTGTTCAGTCGTCTCCTCGACCACCGTCTCTGCTGGGGTTTCCAGCGTTTCCGGCTCGGGTTCTGGCTGTTCAGGGGTTACGGGCCCCGGGCTCGCCGGTGGCTCATCTTTTGCCGACATGAACGCCACGGCGTCCTCGACAGACATGCTGGTATTCTCGTCATCGCCCGCAGGCGCGACGGCAGTTTCATTGGCCATTTGGAGGTTCCAAGGTTCCATAAGGCAGGGATCGGACCTGCCGAATGCGCGGGCGCACCGCGTTTATGGACTTTGCTGCACCGTAACGTGGTGCGGGCGATTGGAGGCTTTAGCCTCGAATTGGTTTAAGCTTTGAATCCAGACCACGAAGGCGCGGTTATCGAACCATCGCCGCCCTTTGCGATGTTGTCTGCCACGAGGTCATCGATATGGGAGAAATAGGCCGAAGCTATCTTTCCGGATTTCGTCCGACGATCCGGAGAGCCATCTTTGGTGGTGCTGTAGACAGCGTCCGGCACCTCGATAATTTCGAAATCGCTCATGTAGACTATTTTTCTACTGGCCATCAAAAACACCATAGGTGCCTCGGTCATAGTGTCGGTGCCTTGCGTGTTGCGCTCAGCCCGGCAACGACGATCGATTTCAGTTCCAGCGCAAGGCTGCGAATGGCGTTCACCTTGTCGACGCAGTGCTTGCGTCCAGCGTCGTCATCATGGGCGAGCCGCAGCATTTCCTCAAAGGTTCGCTTTTCAATGGCGAGGAACACCTCCCCCATGATCTCGCTTTCGAGGATGTCCTTGGCGCGAGAGGCCCTGTCCTTCGCCAACGCAATTTGGCCCTCGGTCATCAACGCTGTGGGCCCCTGATATTCGTGTCTGGCCGCATCGATTGCGAGATCATGCCCATCATGTTCGCCTCGCGGGCAAGTTCGGCCTCGATTTCCATCTCACGCTGGCGTGCCGCGATCTCCGCCTGCTGCTTTTGCTGGTCCAGAACGATTTCAGCCTGCGTGCGCTCCCGCATGCCCTGGATTTCCATCGCATTCTTCTCGCGATCGGCTTCGAGACCCATGGCATTGCGCTCGCGGTCGTTCTGCAACTGCGCAGCGGCCTTCTCCCGCTCAAGCTGAATATCGGCCTGCGCCTCGGCCTGCTTGCGCTGCATGTCGCCCGTCGCCTTGGCCTGTTCGATCTTGAGTTTCTCCTGTTCGAGCAGGATTTTCGGGTCCGGAGGTTTCGGCGCCTTGGCCATCTCGTCGCGCATGCGTTTGATGTCGTCCTGCGACAGGTCGGGGAAGAACGAATCCGCGTTCTTGATGCCGGCCGCTTCCGCCATCTTCCGATCCGTCTGCGTCATGTGCCCGATGTTGACGAACTCATTGAACGGACCGAAGGCGGCGATGTATTCCTTCTGCGCCATGCGAACGCCCTGAAGCACGGCAACATCCCTATCGCGTGAACCGGTGCCCAGACCCACATTGATCGTGACGTCCATATTGGCGTCCCAGCCGCGCGGGTCCATCTCGACATATTCGCCGCGAAGCCGGATCGTCTTTGGCCTGTCCTGGTGCTTGCAGATCAGCTTGAGAATGCAGGAGAACACCCGCTTCAATCCACCAAATTCCGCGATGTTGCGAGCATATTCCTCGGTTTTTGCAAAAACAGCGGCCTGCATCGCGTTGGTCGCGGTCGCGGTCTGGTTCTGCAACGTGTCGGCATCCATGGACTGGCTTCGATCCGAAATGCCGGTGCGCCGCGTTCCGACCTGATCCATGTATTCGAGGGCCGGCAGCAGTTGCGGTCCAATGTGCGGAATGATCAAGGGGGTGACGGCATTCGGATTGCCATCGTTGAGCCAGATCGTGCCGCCCCATGTCGGGTTGACTACCTCTTCCCATGAAGATGCATCGACCGAGCTCTTGACCACGGTTTTCTGCGGATAGAGCGCTTGATAGGTGTTGTCGACATAGCCGCGTATGAACACGGTCTTGATGCGCTGTAGATCGCCCAATTCGTCATACAGCCCGCGACCACGATAGGAATGGGGCCGAGGCTCCGGAACGATGTCGGAAAAGGGCAGGTCGTCGCCCCATTCCTCATTCGCCAGAAGGCCGCGCTCGCCAACCGTGCCGGCCACAACGACCTTGCGGCGCTCGGCTATGCCGTCTCCATCGTAGTCCACCAAGACATAGCATTCGAACAGATCAACGAACTCAGTCGACTTGTCCGGCGCCGCGTCCGCGATATCGGACAGCATGTCGTCGCGCTCGTCCGCGCCATTATCCACGTCCATGAAGGCGGGCAAAGCATCGACCTTGTCGCGATCATATCCAGCCTTGAGCAGATCGGAGCGCGTCTTGCGGCTCGGGGCATGGGCGCAGAACCGCACATTCTCGTCCAGCACCTTCGCGCCGCGTTCGATGAGGAATTCCTCGTTGGGTAGCGCCTCTATCCGAAGCCGGCCGTATGACGTGACGCGCTTGATGGTGCAGTCGTAAAGCATTGGCGCCTGCGGAATAAGCCCATCGGGCAGGACAAAGCCGGGATTGGCCGCTACCATGGCCTGCGCCTGCGCGACCATCTGCATGGCCTCAGGAGGCATCTGCCAGTCGGGGTCCGGATACTCCTTGTGCTCGGTTTCTTCCTCGATGTCGGGATCTTCAAGGATCGACCGGTATTGCTCTTCCGTCAGGGCGGAAAAACTCTCGGTCGTGTATTCCTTGGAATCGTCCCACCAATGCTTGATCGGCCCATTGCCAAGCAACAGTGCGTCGGAGAACGCATCCCGGATGTGACGATAACCATTGCATTCACGCACCAGGACGTAGTTGACGTAATCCGTCGCCTGTTCGGCCTGGTCCTCGGAGATATCCTTGCGGACCATCATCTTCTGGCCGGTTTTCGGGTCGCTCTCCTCTACCTCTTCGATCTTGGGGCGCGAAGCCTCGTAGATGCCGACCTTGTCGGAGGCGAAGAACACGCGCAGCAGGCTCGGCAGGATGAACCCGTGATTGTCCGCCACGTCCCGGCTCACAACCTTGGAGCGCCCCTCCTCCGGCTCGAAATCGACCTTTCCCTCGAAGAACTTGAAGGCCAGATCGCGATGCGTGTCGCGCTCCGACCTCGCAAAGCTCTTGGCGTCGGAAATCTGAGCGTCGACAATCTTCAACAGCTCGGATTCCGACATCTTTTGGGAACGTCGGGCCATTCAAATTCCTTCAGGGATCGGACCTGCATCGGAGGCGTGTCAGACGATGGACACTTTCTTGCGGACGGGCATTGCAGTCCCTGTGTCAGGCTTGAAATTGCTGCATGCAAACGTCAGGAAAGCGTCCGCGCCGTGTGAGTTCTCGTCATGCCGTGGGCGATCACGCCACACTCCGCGCTCGTCGTCCCAATCCTTGCGGTAATGCCGCAGCCGCTTCAGTCCGGTTTGGCAGCCAGCCTCATCGAACTGACACAGCGGAAAGATACTGCGGGCGGTATCGATGGCGTTCGTCTTGACCTTTGGACGCTCCACCACGCGGGGGCGGAAATTCAGGTCCGCCATGACGGCCAGCGTGCCGTTTTCAAGCCAGAGGCTCTCGCGGTCGCCGTCATGAGGCACGTAATGGTCCCCGAACGTCACGTCATTGTCCCGTCCCCACTCCTTGAGCCATGAGACGTAGTGACCAATGAACTCGCCGCTGTTTTCGTAATACCCAACGAAGCGGTGAAAGCCGTTGACGAACTGGTGTAGCCAGATCGTCGTCATGTCGTTGCGACCCAGGTCCCAGAACGTGTTTACCGGCGTGCGCGGGTTAAGCGGGAAACCGGCGATGCGACGTTGCTTTGTTGCCGCCGCGATCTGGTGCGCGAAATAGGACCCCTCTAGCGCTTGCTCGAAAGCCTCTTCCGGCGTTGAGGGATATTCCCTCTTCATGTCGCCGCCGGCCGTCTCGGATTTCTTGACGTACCAGCGCTTTTGCGCAAGCGTCAGCTTGATCCCCTTCGACGCAAGCTGGAAAAAGAACCGCTCATCCTCTTCGCCGATCACAACCGACGCGTCGTTGAGCGTGTAATCAGGGTCCTGCCACCACGGAAAGAAATGGAACTTGTAATCGAGCGAAGTCAGGTTCGTACCGCTGTCCGCCTTGGCCCGCGCCCGCTGTGTCATTTCATAGAACGGGCCTTCCTGACCTTCCGCCGTGCTCTCGATGGCGATGAACTCCCCCGCATTGACCGCGTTCAGGGCGCCCGAGACGATCTCTCGCGCCTTTTCTGGAAACTGCGCGCAAATCTTGCCGAATTCCGACACATGCAGATATTGCAGCGTCCCCGATCGCATCGAAGTCGAGACCCGGATCGAACTGTTATTCCGGAATGTCAGCGTATCGGCGCTGTCCTGCGAGGCAGGGACGGCGTTCTTGATCCCCTCGTCCAGTTGGTCGTAGGGAAACTTGATCTTGTCCCGGAAGATGACCTTCGCATCGTCCAGCCGGTGGGCAATGACGCCGGCCCGCGTGTCTGGCGTGAAAACGCAGGCGTCGAGATAAACCAGGCAGCAGAGCGTCGTGAACCCGAGCTGGCGAGCCTTCAGGATGATGTTGAGGTTGTGGATGTCATCCAGAAACTGAAGCTGCGCCGTGTTCGGTTCGAACTTGACCCGCTGCCCTCGCTTGTCCGTGATCCAGTAGAGGTTCGACAGACGCCAGCGCGGGTCATAGAACTGGCTCTCCTCAACTCGGATCGTGGAGCTTGCGGCCATTCTCTGCAATCCGCTCTAGAAGGCCAGCCACACTCGCGTCCGCTGAAAGCGTCGTGTGCTGCTCGGTTTTGTCGCGCCATTGTTCGCCGCGGCGGTTCTTCAGCCAGAAGATTGCAGCGGTTGTGTCAGCCGGTGAGTGCTTGGTGACTTCGACCACCTTGATCTCTTCCTTGTGCTGCGCCTTCTTGATCTTGATCGCTTGCTCTTCGGTGAAGTTGTAGCCGGTGGCCTTCTGATAAAGGCTGCGCTCGACGCGCTCGTCAGCAATATCCTTGGCGCTTTTTATGGCGTCGCAAAATTCAGGGTAATCCAGCTTCCACCGGTAGAGCGTGGAACGATGGATACCGAAGAAATCAGACATCTCATCGTCGGTCGCCCCGAGCGCGCATAGCTTCGCTGCTTGCTCTACGTACTCCGGCTTGTAATCGGTCGGACGGCCCACAGACATGATCAGGGCACCTTAGCCAAAACCAACGCATCGAATGTTGCCTGGCGAAGCTCATCACCCGCGAACCAAAAACATTCGATGAGTCCGTCGTCTCTGCTCCACGTGTCCACCATCATTATTGGGCCACCGCTCGCGAGAAAAACCCTGTCGCCGGTCTTGATGAGGGGTTCGCTAGCCGACGTCTCATCAGTCATTTGATTTACTCAGCGGACGTACCGCTGCCTCTGTTTTGAAATCGCGCCGTCGTCCGCAGACAAATTACGGCGTCGCTGTGTTGAGCGCGATGGCCTTGAGCAGGCTGATGACGGTCGCGCTCGGATCGGTGCCGTTCCATGCCGTATCGGCCGGAGTGCCGATCGCGGTGGAGAGTGCATCGTTTTCGATCACCGTGCCGTCCGCCTTTACGGGCACGACATAGCTTGTCGGCTTGTCGATGCCGGGGATTTCAATGGTGCTCATGTGATTGCCTCGCTTGGCTCAGCCCGTGCGCCGGATGCGGTCCATGAATGTCGATTCCTCGACCGGCGTTGCCGATCTGTCGTCGGGGCGTCCGCCTGTCGATTTCTTCTCGTCTTCCTTGCCGAGGCCAAGAAGTTCCTTGAGCCAGCCTGAGTTCGGGTCGAGGATCGCCTGCATGATCGACGCCCCAGCCCCCGACGGATGCAGTAAGGCTTGGGCTGAACTCGGATCAGCAAGCAGCGGGTTGGAATAGTCCCAGAACGAGCCCGGCATCATGGATTGGTTCATCGTGCCCTGGCGTGCCGCTGTCTGCCATGGAGAGGACGACGGGCCGAACATGCGGTTCTGGTATTCCTCTGAGCCCGCAAGCCTCTGGCGGACCGTCTGCGGCCCCTCCGCCGTCATGGCGGGCATGAGATACTTCAGCGCCTCGGGCTGGACATCTCGACCGAGAAGATTGTTGTAGGCGTAATTGATCTGGCCTTCCGGCGAACCGCGAAGGCTGGTTTCCATGGCGAACGGCGTGGTGCCGGAAGCAAGCTGCTGCGACCAGTAGTCTACATCGCCAGTTGCCGCGGGGCGCCCGAGCAGGGCCTGGTAGGCGGCGTTGACCGCTCCATTGCCTTGCGGGTTCATGGGCATGGGTTTCGCAGCCATGAAATCACTTGCTCCTGCATCGCAGCTTGACCGACTGCTGATAGGTACGGCCGCCCGTTGTGACGATCTCGTTCAGCAACGTGTAGGTGGAACCATCAACACCATCCGAGAGCCAGACAACCGCCTCGGCGTTCTCTGTAGCCTGTGAATCGATCGTCAGTCCCGTCCCCGTGGCGATGGTCCACACCGAACTGGAGATAGTGTCCCCGCCCGTCAGCATGTTGGTCCAGGTCAGGCGATAGTCCTTGACCTCGTCAGGGTCTTTTACCGCGGGCCATGTCAGCGCCATGCTCGTACCTCACGCTGCCACGCGGCGAATTTCGGTAGGAACCGATGCCGTTCGATCTTCTGCCATCAGATGCAGCATCCGCAGTTCGAATGCCGGCTCCACATCCCGTTGAACGGGGCCAATGTGTGCGTTCCAGACTTGGCCGATGACGATGATCGAACGCTGTTCCGCCGGGACCAGTAGGGCCGTCCCCGGTGATGGGGCCGTGATCGGTGGAGCCTGGGCAATCGTGCCCGCGCCAAAACCATCCGGATCTACATAGATCGTCCCCGCAATGGTGTAGGACGCGGAGATCGCTCCGGAACCGAACGCATCCGGGTCAGCGTAGAGAGTGCCTGTTATCCCGTATTCGGTCGAAACAACGCCGGAACCGAAGGCATTCGCATCGGCGAAAAGAGTTCCGGTGACCGTGACAGGCCCAGCGATGATCGTGCCGGCACCAAACGAATTGGCGTTGGCGTAGAGCGCCCCTTGAACCGCGTAGCTCGTGGAGACAATGCCAGCGTCAAAACCGTCGGCATCCGTGAAGAGCGTGCCTACTAGATTAGCGGGCCCTGCTGTGGCGACGCCCGAGCCGAATGCATCCGCGTCGTCATATTTGGTGCCAGCGATGCTGTAGCTGGCGAAAACCGAACCGCCGCCGAACGAATCTCCGTCAGCGAATAGTGTCCCAATGATATTCCGGACGCCGGGGACAGCCGTGCCGGCCCCGAATGAATCGCCGTCCGCGAAAATTGCGCCGACAAGAGTAACGGTCCCTCGGCTTACGGTGGCCGAACCAAAACTGTTGCTGTTGGCATAAAGTGTGCCGGTGAGAGACTGCCCCGAAACAGCCGAGCCGTCCCACAGCCCGGTGTCCCACAGCCCTGAATTCCATAGGCCGGCCATATCAGGCCCCGGAGGTCAGGTCTTTTGCCTGCATCCACGCTTCAGAGAGCGTCTC